CCACAGGTCATCGGTGTTGAGGTCGATGACCGTGCCGTCATGAGCAGTGTATTTAAGTTCTCGCATACCTGCGAATCAACCTCCCCAAGTCGCGGTCGCTTATTGTCGAATCTCCTGCAGCAGTGGAGATGATCGCGCCAAGATCGTTGTGCAGACTTGTGATCGCAGCAACGACGGCACGAGTATCCACCTGCACGGAAACATCCGGCATGCTGTGACTTGTCATGAACGCCTCGCGAGGCACGCGCATCTCGTTGATGGCGCGCATGGTCTCAAGCCCGTAATAGTCGACAGCGGCAGCCCTGTGCGTGTACTCGCCCGCGGCGAGACGCGCGTTGAGCAGGTAGACGCTGTCGCTCAAACCATTGCCGGGCGCCCACGCGGGGTCCACATAACCTGAGAACATGCCACCTCCGGCGAACTGCTGGAACGTGCCGTCGGTGAACATTCCACCGGTGTAGCCACCCTCCTTCTTCGTCTTCTCCGTGACGGTGAAGCTCTTGTCCGCGATCTGGAAGTTGTTGATGGAGCGGAGCACCGGAGTAGCCTGGTCGTTGACCGAGGCGGTGCTCTTCTTGTCGTTCAGCTTCTTGCGGTTGACGGCGTCGACCTTCGGTCCGGCCTTGTCGGTCGAATCGAGGGTGTTCTTCTTGTTGTTGAGCCTCTTCGCGTTCGCGGCGTTCGTCTTCGGCGTTGCCCTATCGGTGGAATCCAAGGTGTTGCGCTTGTTTGACAGTTTCTTCGCATTGGCCTTGTCCACCTTCGGCGAGGCGTTGTCCTTCGCGTCGAGTCTGGCTGTGGCTTTCTTGCCGTTGAGCTTTCCGATGTTCTTGGAGGCGGTGTTCGCCTTCTTGGATGCCTTGTCGGTCGCATCCAGTGTGGCCTTGACGTGGGTCTTGTTGAAGGCCTGCATCATCTTCTGCGCCTTCTTGGCGCTGGCTGTGACCTTCTTGTCTTCGGCTTCGAGCTTGGCCTTCGCTATCTTCTTGTTGAATTTGTCGAGGTTGGTTTCCGCGCCTTTGGTCTTCTTCTTGGCCTTGGAATCGTCAACGTCAAGCTTCGCCTTGCTGTTGTCGGCGGTCTTCTTGATATTGTCGATGGAAGCCTTGATGCGGTCCGAACTCAGTCCCCAACGGTCTGCCAAGGCGTTAGCGGCCTGTTCGCTCATGCCCGAGGCTTCGGCCTGCCGGATGATCGCATCACGTGCGTCCTGCAGCACGCCGTTCGCACGTTCGATCTCGCCGCCACTGAAACCGGTGCTCTCGCCCTGCTTGAGGATCTTCTCCGCAGCGTTCTGGGCGCTGCTGGCGATGTCCTCCAACGCCTGCTTGGTCTTGGTGCCCTTCTCGGAAAATCGGTCGAGCAGATTCCCGCTCTGGTCGAACACCACGCCGTTGTCCTTGCAGGTGTCGGACAGTTCGCCGATCTTCTGGTTCAGCTGGTCGACAGCCTCGTCTGCGGTCAGATTGCCGGACTCCAAACCAAACAGAGACTTCACGAGGTCGTCGATTTCCTCGGACGCGTCCGAGGCGGAATCGGCGAGATCCTTGTTCGCGCTGGCCTCATCCTTCGTGGATTTCGCCGCGCTATTGGTTTTGCCATCGAGTTCGTCCAACGCCTTGGACTTGTCCTTGGCGCCTTTCGTGCCCTGCTGGTAGGCGGTGGTCAGGGCGGAAAGGCCGTCGCGCAGCGCGGTGGCCTTATGTGACCCGCTGCCAAGGCTGGAGCCGAGCTTGTCCGCCGCCGAGTTGACCTGCTTGATGGCCGTCTTGTTGCCTTCGGCTGCCTTGGTCATGGTGGTGATGCTGATGCCAGCCTCGCTCATCACGTCGGTCAGCTTCTTCGATCCGGTGATGCCCTGCTCGATCGCACTGAGCCATCCCGGTTCGCCATGGAAGGTGCCGACATCCATATTCTGCAGCTGGTTGACCAGCGCCTCGTGGATAGCGCTGGCTCCATTGGCTGCGGCTGACTGCACTTCCTGCACCGCCTGCTTGGTATTCTGCGCGGCCGTCATGAAACCGGTGAGCGCCGTCGTGGCAATGCCCAGGGCGATGCCCCACGGACCTCCCATAAGTGAGATGAGTCCGTCGGCAACACTGTGGAACCCCTTGGATCGGAGCGTGGCGGAATCCTCCGCAGTGCCGAACGATTCCAACTGCTCCTGCGCGCTCTGACCGCTCGCGCGGAACATCTGGAAAGCGGTCTGCGCGGAAGCCAAAGCGGTCTTGACGCGTTGGATCGGGTCGATGGCCAGACCGATGTTGTTGGCCATCGTGCTGGTGCTGCCGTTGAGATTGCCCGCGGCCTTGTGCACCGCGCCGAACACGCCCGCAAGTGACGCCATGACCACGAGCGTCTGCTGCACTCCGGACGGCAAACCGGCGAACGCGTCAACCAGCGTATCCAACCCCTGCACCATCTTGCGCAAAGGCCCCTGAGCGCCCTCGCCGACGGAAATCATCAAGGACTCCATCGAACCGCCAAGATTCTCCAGATCACCCTTGAGATTGTTGTTCTTCGCGGTCGCCTGCTCGGCGGCGTAGCCGCTTTCGGATACGGCCTTGGTCCATTTGTTGACGCCGGATTCGCCGGCCTCGTACAGGTAGTTCGCGGCTTTGATGGCGTAACTGCCGAAGATGGTCGCATTCGCCTGGTTGCGCTGCTCGTCCGTCAGATCCTTTTCGGCCTTCTGCAATTGTCCAGCGAACTTAGCCATGCCGACGAAGTGGCTTTGCGCGTCATATGCGCTGATGCCTAATTCCTTCATCGTGTTGGACGCTTCGGTGGATGGCGCGGCCAGTTTCATCAGCATGCTGTTCAACTGGGTGCCGGCCTCGGCGCCGATGGTGCCGTTCTGCGCGAACAAAGCGAGCACACCGGTGGTCTCCTGGATGTTCATGCCGAAACTATTGGCCTGCGCGCCGCAATTATTCAACGCCTCGCCGAAATCGGAAACGTTGCCGACGGCCTTGCCGGCGCCGGCCGCGAGCGTGTCGGCCACCTGAGAAGCCTGTGAGCCTTTCAGGTGGAACATAGAAAGCGCATTCGCCATATACTCTGCTGCATCGCCGACAGCCATGCCGTCGGATGCGGCCAGATTCAAAGCGCCGGTCAATCCGCCGGTGAGGATGTCCGTGACGCTCATACCGGCCTTGCCGAGGTCGTTGATCGCGTCGGCGGAATCGCTGGCGCTGTACACGGTGCTCGCACCGGCTTCGATGGCGGCCGCGCGCAGCTGGTCCATTTGGGCGCTGGTCGCTCCGGTGTTGGCCTGCACGGTGCTCATCTGCTGGTCGAAGTCTGCGGCCATCTTCACGGCGGCCACGCCGAAAGCGGCCACGGCCAGTCCGGCGGCGGTCATACCACTGGCGATGAGCGCGGACTTGCGTCCAGTGTTCTCCATGCCGGACGCGACGCTTCGCGCGGTCGATCCAGCGCGGGTCATTGATGCCTCGTAGGATGCGGTGTCGGCCATCAGTCGGATGACGATGTTCTTGTTCTCGGCCAAAGCATCCTCCTAAATGTCAGCAGGTCAGATGCGCGGTCAACGCGTTCGCCGCGGGATTGTCCCTGCCATTGTTGTCAATCCACTGTTTCATGGCCTGCTGCATGTGCGCGGTGGCCCAGCAGACGCTGGTTTCGGCATGCATGGTCAGTTCGGCCTTCGGGTCTTGGCAGATCGAACGCGGCAAGCCACACAATGGGCACAACGAACGTTCGTATTCCGCCAACGAGCGCATCCAATTACGCTCCGTCTCATCCCATTCGACCTCATCGCCCCTGCTCGGCATCCAACCAAGGAAACGCTTGTAGCTGATGCCGAGCTGGCGGCAGATGCGTAGGTCCTCGACTAGTTGCGGAGAACCTGCGAGGCGAGGTCGAATGCCGCTTTTGGGTCCGCTGCGGTGCCGTTCAGTTCGGCGATGGCCTGCCAGATCGGAGTGAACTGGCCATCGGTGAGTTCGTCGAACAGATTGCGCCACGCCTGTTCGGTCTTGTCCTCGTCGGCCACCGGCTTGCCGCCGATGGTCGCGGAATCAAGCATGAGCGGCAATGCCGCGGCGGCGGTGCCGAACATGTCGTTCGTGCCGTTCTCGTTGCGGTGCGCGGCCAATGCCTGCGCCCACTTGCTTACCGGCAATGCTCGCAACGTGAGCTTCAACGTCTCCGCATCCGCCTGTTCGCGCAGCTCTTCGATGCGCCGCGCGGTGGCCTTCGCCTGCCGGTTCGTCCCAGCCTCCGTGACTTGTTCGCGCGTGGTCTCCTCGGCCAGCGCATCACCCAATCGCGCAATATCCTCGGCGGTCTGCTGGTTGAGGATAATATCGACCTCGCGCGTGCGCCTGGTGACTTTAAGCATATGTGTTCCTTCGCTCTAATATTCATGTTCCTTTGCCGGAAAAGAGGAAAAAGAGGGTCCCGCACCGGCGAAAGGGACGAAAGTCCGGTGCGGGAAGAATCAATCAGGCGACCTTCACGTTCTCCGCCCAGCCAGGAGTGCGAACGGAGAAATTGACCTTGCTGCGCAGCACGCTGTTCGCGGCGATCGCCACCTTGGCGCTCATGCCGATGCGGACAGCGTACACGTTCACCGTATCTCCGGCGGCAAAAGCATCATCCGTCTGCTTGCCATAGCGGCGCACGAAGTAGCCTTCCGTACCCTCGGTCAACGTCTCCATCGCCACGTTTTCCGTGGAATGCGAAGTGTTGGTGTTGTCGATGACCTCGATGCTCGAGCCACTGATCTTCTTGCGTCCTGGATTCTCGTAATCCTGCGCGCTGTTCTCTCGCTGGTCGGAGATGGACTCCTGCGACGGCGAGCACGACCAGCCGCCCATGGTGACGTAGTTACTCAGGTCGGTTCCGGCGTTGATCTCGTCGGCGGTCGGCTTCTGGATGTTTTCGATGGACGGCACCCAGATCGTGTTGACCAGACCGTCCGCCGGTGTGGAAGGAACTTCGGTTCCAAGAGTCAAAACCATGACTCCTCCTTAATATTTGATGGTCACATGCGTGACCAGTTGAATTTGAAAGTCAGAAGACGGCACTGGTAAAGCAGCGCCGTGTCCTCTGCGGTAAGTCCGGCCGCGTAAGCGCCGGAATCGGAGAACAACGTCAGACAGCCGGTGTCGAAACCCTGCGCGACGAACCTTTTGCCAGCAAGTCCTGGAATCATGAGGTCATCGGCCAGCACGTTGACGGAATCGGCCGTGGTGCTCACGATGCGCACCAGCAAAGTGCCGATGCCGCAATGCACATGCTGCGTTTCGCCGACGATATGGCCGTTGGTCGTGACCGTCTCAATCACCCACGGTGGCTTGTCGGTCGGTTTCGGCGCGGTCTGCCGAAAGACCTTCCACCCATCCGCCGGTTTTGGCACATGGTCGAGGATCGTGTCGGTCAACGTCATGATCGACGTCATTCAGACCACCTCCACGGCGGCACGCGCCACGTATTCCGCAAGCTTCGGCAATTCTTCCTCACCATGCTCGTAGAACCGATGCGTTCCACCGCCCCTCGCCGTCCCGAAGAACGCGATGTTCGCGAGCGAACCAGTGCCGCCCTTCGTCGGGCCTATCTCGGCGGTGATGCGTCCAGCGGATTCCTGCAGCGTGTAGCTGATCGGGATACGGCGGAACGCCTTGTTGCCTGAGCCTTTCAGGTCGTCGCGAATCGAGTTCTTGACGTTCTGCGCGCCCTTCTTCACAGCTGCGGAGATCAAGGCACGGCGAGCCACGCCCTTGGCGAGCAGCGCATCGCCGAAGGCCGTCAACTGCGAAGCGTCGAACAGTCCGCCCATGAGTCCTCCTTCACATTCCAACGGCAGGCGGTGGTATGGCTTTTCTCCGATTGCGGGGAGACGAGCCGGAAACGTCTGCCGACGAGCAGCGGATTGGCGGATTCCGTGACTTCCACCACGTCACCGGCGCGAAGGCCTGGAGTGCCATATGGAAAATGCACGTACAAAGACCAGACCAACGAGACGGCGCCCATGTTCTGGGCGGCGCTTCCCTCGGTCTGTTCGCTGGCGAGACCACCAGAGGTCTGCACCTTGCACTTGCCCTCATACACCTGCTCCGTGCCGGTGTTCGGCAGTCCCGTGTCCGGATCCGTGGTGGACTCGCCTGGGCGGGTTACCGTGCACTGGTCGGTCATGAGGCCTTCCGCGTCACGGCGGGCCTTGGAGAGGAATGATGCGCTGATTCTCATCGGAACACCCCTATCGAAGAGACGTTCGCGCCGAAGCGGTTGCGCAGGCTGCGCTTGGTCGCTTCCGGCAGTTCGGTCACGTCGATTTGGGCGGCATCGCCTTGTGCGTATCCGACCTGTGCGTCGTCGACACGTTCGTAGCTGACGCCGGCGTGGGCGCCGGGGCCTCCGTCCTCGAGCTGGTGGAGTCCGGCTGCGACGTACGAGCAGACCAGTCTGACGATATCGGCGGGTATCGGATTCCAGCCACCCGTGAAGGTGACTGTCACGACCGACGGGATGCGTCCGAAGGGGCTCCACGGTTCTTCGCGGTAGAGTGCGGATCCGAGGAGCCGCCAGTCGTCGACGGTCTTGCCGTCGATGAGCACCTTGGAAACGCTTCTGACGGCCCTGCATGGCAGGTCGAGTTTCCTGGACTGTTCTCCGGGGATGTCGACGGTCCATTCGCCGAGGGTGATCGGACAGCCGGCGGCCGAGCGGACGGCTTCGGAGACCGAGTCGAGCAGACTGGTTGCCGTCTGCTCATCGGTCACTTCGATGCCGTTATGTTTCAGGTCGTCCAAGGTGGCCAGTGCGGTCATTTCAGCCTCCGATCATCGGACTCGACTACTTGCCGCTCTTCTTGCCTGCAGCAGCATCCTCTTCACCGTCGCTGTCTGCGGTGGTACCGCTCACGACAGGGGTCTGCGCATCCTGCAGGGAACGACCGGTGGTGGTGGAGAGGTTCAGTGTGATCTTGGTCAGGCACTCGGGGCGGATGACCTTGGCGCCGTACAGGTCGAGGCCGCGCACCATGTCGGCGAAGTCGGTCTGCATGCGCATAGCCTCGACGTTGCTGACCTGCTGTGCGAAGGTCACGGCGGCGTTGGTGCCGGCGAGAATGGACTGCGTGTCCGGGCTGGCGGACTTGTGCGGCACATTGTTGGACTTCACGACGGTGAAGCCGCGCACCTGGCCGACCACGCCGTTGAGCAGCGTATTATGGCCCGCTTCTGTGCCTTCGATGAAGCGGGAGTCCTGCAGCAGGAGCGCGTAGAAGTCGGGGCTGACGACGAGCCAGCGTCCCTCGTCGGGCACGTTCTGCACGTCGAGCTTGCGTCCGGCTTCCACGACGGCGAGATACGCGTCGGCGGGGGTGCCGACGGCCACGGTCTTCGCCGGGGTCTCGACGGCCGTGTCCATGAGATTGGAGATGTAGTTCTCCACGTTCTTCATCATGTTGTAGGCGGCGGAATTGGTGAACTTTCCAGTCATGTCCGCCTTGGCCTGAGCCTTGTCGAGGTCGTTGACCTTGAAGGCGAAATAGTCGGACTGATTGATTTCAAGAACGGCTGCTTCCTTGTCATTGACATCGTCGACGGTGATCGCCTGGCCGCGGACGTACTTGTGCACGGTCACGTCGTCGTATCCGGTGATGTGCACGGTATCGCCGGCCTCACGGATGTCGCCCTCGTAATCGCGGTTGCACAGGCTCGGGAAGACGAGCTTCGCGCGCAGGGCTTCGAGGATGGCGGCGGACCATACCTCGGGGATGAAATTGGTGATTGCCATTGCTGGTGGCCTCCTTACTTGCTGCGGCCTGCGAGCAGGTCATCCAGACGGCCCTTGCGGCGCGCCTCCTCGATCTGCTTCGGGGTCATGTTCTTCAGATCGTCCCTGGTAAGCTGTCCCGCCTGATGATCGCCATCACGGGCGCCTGACGGTGGGATGATTCCCGTCAGACCAGCCTTGTTCCCGCCTTGCGCGAGATACGGGTGTGCCGTGACCAGATCGTCGATTTTCTTGGAAATCACGTTCTGGTCGTATCCTCCCTGATCGTCCGCGGTCAGGTCGGAGAAGTCTATGAGTTTCAATGCGTCGCCCGGATTGATGAGCTTGCCGGTCGCTGCTGCGGTGACGTTGGCCTGGAGCACCTGCTTCTGCAGTCCGGCGATGGTGGCCTGTGCGGCGTCGAATTCCTCGCCACGCTTCTGCCATTCTGCGACCTGCTTCTCCAAGTCGTCCACGCGGTCGGACTTCTCGTAGGCGGCCTTGAGCTTCGCTTCGAGGTCGGTGTTGACCTTCTTCTGGCCGAGGAACTTGTCGTGCCAGTCGATTGGCGGCTCCTGTGCGCCCGGAGCATTGGTGTTCGGATCCTGCTGCTGTCCATCGGACATGATGCTTTTCCTTTCATTCGGTGTATATCTCGCCGTTGCTGGCAAGCCAGCGGCGATAAGAGTTCTCAGCTTTGGCTAATACGTCCGGCGTGACCGGCTTGCCAGACTGGTAGGGATTGCGGCCGTCCAAAGCTGCCTCATAGCGGAGCCGCGCATTGAGCAGACGCTTCTGCGCCGCGGTCAGCTCCTCATGCCGCCCTTGGCGGTAGTCGTTGTTATGAAGCCATTGGCTGCGGCGAAGCTCCGGCACCCGCTCTCGCCATTTGTCCGGCAGGATGTATCCCTCGCGTTTCAGCAGCTCAATGGTCTGCTCGCGCGGGAGGTTGAAGCTGTAGATGCCTTCCGGCGTAAGCCTGCGCCTCTGGCGTTGGCCGTATTCGTATTTGCGGATCATGCGGCTCCACCCGTATCGGCTGGTGCCTTCGGACGTTGTCATGCGGATGTTGCCGCGTCCGATTGGCCGCATGCCTCGATGCGCGTTGACGACCTGGTAGATGTCGGCGCCGTCCCTGATGGCCTGCGCGTCGGCATGTCCGAAGACCTTGTCCTGCTCCTCTTCGCTCATGCCGTTGAAGCGGTCCATCGGCGATGTGATCCAGCCTTGTTTCTCGGCCTTGTCCTTGCCTTTGCAGGGGATGGTGCGGCCGTGGCATTTCGGATGACGAAGGAAGTCGTTGTTGTGCCGGAAGTATTTTCCGGCGAGGATGGCGCATCGTGGGCAACAGTCGGGTGATTCGACGCGCACGTAGCCGACGCCGGAACGTTGGGTGATGCTGACGCCCATCGCGCTGATTGACGTGTCCTCGATGGCCTGCATGGCCATCTGGCGAAGCGTAGCACGACCCACCATCATGGCATCGGATTCACCCATGCCTGACTTGATGGCCGACAAAGTGCGCGTCACCGGGATATCGAAATATGATTCGAGGTTGATGCCGCTCGGTGCGAAACCCGTCCCGAAGGCGAGGGGATTCGCAATACCGTCAGGGCGCACGTAGTCGCCCTGTTCGGCGAGCATCAACGTGGACGAGTCCATCGCGTCGCTCGCGGCGCGGGTCTGCAGTGTGGCGAAGAGCGTTAGGAAATCGGCGTTTGTCCGATTCCAGCTGTCACGCACCCGTCGCGGATCCACGCCCTTCCATGTTTTGTCCGCCGCCTTCACGGCCAGCAGGCACAGTCTGGCCAGTGTGTTCCGACTGTCCGACAGGCTCTCCAGCGTCACCGTCATCAGATGCACCTCCGACCTGCAGGCTGCGGGCTATCTCCGCCATCTCCGGATCGTGATTCTCGTCGTCCACCATGCGCATGATGCGCTTGATGTCCTCCGGACTCTGGCCCATCTGCTCTGCTATCCACTGCAGGGGGTAGCCGAGCTTCTTGTATTTGAGCATCGCGTCGGCCATCAAGGCCTCGGACCGGTATTGCGGTGTGGCGAACACGACTTTTGCATCCTCGAGGATGCGGGCTGATTCCTCATCGTCCTCGAGCATCATGGCCATCACGCACAATTCGCGCACCGGCTGACGCATGAAGCTGATGCGCTCCAATGTCTTCGACACGAGGCCGGCTTCGGCGACCTCGTAGCCGGTGGCCGGCACCTCCGCATTCGTCAGCAGGTAGTGGCCGGGCGTGCGTGTCTCGGCCGCGATGTGCTCGACGGCCTTCTGGATGATCGGCAGGAAAGCCTGCAGGTTGCTGGCTGTCCATTCGCCGATCGACACGTTGTCGCCGGTGATCTGCATGATGCGCTCCATGACCTGCTTGTCGAGGTTCACAGGACGCTCGCCGACCTGCTCTCCGGTCGCCTTGTCGAAGACCGGCTCGGACAGGGAGTCGCCGCCGAGTATCACCCTCGCCGGCATGGACGCGAAGTCCAGGGCGTTGAGCGTGTAGGCCCAGCAGACGTTGACGGCGTCCTGCATCGATTCGACCTGCTCCACATCACTGATCGGCAGGTCGTCCAGGAGCATCTGATTGCGGAATTCGACCAATGGCACTCGTCCGAGCGGGTTCGCGCGCGCCGAATCCGGAACGAACCGCCAGCCCTCAACGCCGGGCGGCAGACGGTTCCGCTCGTCGTCCCCGCCTGCACGCACGCGCACCACGTCGAACACCAGATCCGGCAGCAGCAGCGTGCCGAACTCGCGCTCCTCGTCGTAGCGGACCAGGAGGCCGGCGTCGACCTCTCCAGTGAGCGGGTCGTAATGGACGGCTGCGGAGTCGGGGTGTTCGAAGCTGATGCGCGCCCTGCCGTCAGGCATCGAGGTCACCAGGCCAAACGCACGTCCGGTCGTGGTCATCATCAGAGCCGTCTCCTGCAGTTTGCGATCGCAGTCATTCCGCTCCCACACGCGCATGACATGCGAGTCGAGCTCACTGTCGTCGTATGGGATAAAGCCTCTGAAATGGATGCGCTCGACCGGCGCCTGCGCCACCGGCAGACACCAGTTGTCGGCGAAACCTGAGAACCGGTCCGCCATGTAGCGTTTGAATTCGTCGGACGCGAATTTCAGTGTGCCGCGCTTGCCACGCACATAATCCGTATGCTTCCTGATGTCCGGCCGACGGTTCTCGATCTTCAAGGCGAGAAGATTCGCCATGCGATTCACATCATCGGCGGTACGAATCATTAGAACCCCCTCGTAGTAGAACCAGTCAACAAGTACGCCTTGCGTTTCCTACCCCAGCCGGCGGCACGTGCATCACATGCCGCCTCGTGCGCCAGCACGCACGTCACCGCCGCATCAATCTTCCGCGTCTGCTTCGGCTTGCCCAGCCCGTAGCGTTCGCCGGACTTGGCGAAGCGTCTTGCGTTGCGCATGTGCGTGATGGTGATCGGACACCCGTCCTGCGTGATCGCGTGATGCTGCAGGTCGGATTCGAAGCGTTTCAACGCTTCCCAGACGGCGGTGATACGGCTCGAACCGCTCATCGACCATGGGATGAATTTCTTCGGCCCGTATTGGGAGTCCCATGCCTCGATCTGAGATTCCCACGACACCTCGTCGCGGAAACCGGGATCGCAATAGGCGCGGATCACCTTGTATCGGTCGTTGAGCTCGTCCATGGCGGCATTGACCTCGCCGCGCGGGATGCGGCCGCCCCACGTCCTCGGATTCCAAATCGTCGGACGGCGATCCTCGCCATACCGTGGCGTGAAGATGAAACCTTCACGGGTCTCGGCCTTGATGCACGTCCAGTCGTCGTTCTCGGAGCCGTCGAAGCCGAGACACACCTCAGTGCCTTTCGGCGGATTCTCAAGCCAAAGCTCATGCTCGGACATGCTAGTATCCCATGTTCCTCAAGACCGATTTCGACAAACTCTTCTGCGAGCGCTGGTAGTTCTGGTTTGTGATCTCCCTTGTCGTCGCTTCGCCGAAGGAATTGACGAATGCGCGGCTTGTGCCGCTTGATTTTGGTTGGCGTCGGATCTGTTCGTCGGAGATTCTGTCGCGCTGTGCTCTGGCGGTGCGGAATGCCTTGGAAGCCGCTTGGTATTTGTCGTAGTTCGCCTTGGTTGCCTCCGGGAACACGCTTTCCGGCATGCGCTGGTTGTATTGCGTGGCTCCGTGCGCGGTTCTCTGCATGATTTCCGATGCGGCGTCCATGCGGCTTCCCGCATCGCGCATCATATTGGTGAGATCAGAGTCGCTTACGGATGAGAGGTCGGTGGCAGAGCCTCCCCCTCCGCCGCCATGTCCGCCACGGCCTGCGCCCGAGCTTGATCCTCTTCCGCCCATTTTTTCATCCTTTCCGTATTGCTGTTTTTGTATGCGACGACTTCGGTGCCACCGAAGTCGAAAAACGGAATGGCATCTCCGTAGAGGAGAATCTTTTCCGGTTCAAGCCTGTCGATCGCGTACCGCATGCCGAGCCGCCAATAGAGCTCTGCCGTCGGATTGTTATTCGCTCCGACCGTGCTTACCGCGACTGTGGAGTTGTTTGGAATGCCTGAAAAGCAGTAAGAGAACGATTCTGGGCCCGCCCATTGAAGTGTTGGGATGACTTTCAGCCCGCAGGCCTGCCAGTATGCTCCGATCAGACGGCTTCGGAAGACGTTATAGATCTTCATCGCTTCCGGCATGTCCATGTATGTGCTGAAATCAGGCGTCAGCACACACTGGAAGCGTTTGAGCGGTGCGATGTATCTGTCCGGCTGGTTCCAGACTCTCTGGAACTGGTAGTCATCGATGAAGAAATGGATTCCGCAATGCTTGACTGTCTTTTTGCCGGTCGCGTAATTGAAGCCCATCAACGTGTCAGGGGTGGTGACGTCCTGTTTTGCAAGCATTGGCATGTCGTATCTGCCAACCGTCCGCACCTTTTGCAGCAGCGGAAGATTGTATTGCCTCATCGTCCGCATCCTTGATTTGTTGAGTGGTCTATTGTCCCGCATAGCAGCTCTCCCATAGTCCGTCCTCAAGCCATGCGCCGCCTCCCTGCACCATTCGGTTGCCGAAAAAGCGCTCGGCCTGTGCCGGGTCCTTCTCCATGAGCGCCTCGGCCTCCGCTTCGACGGAGTCCAAGGGCACCCAGGGACTGCCGGCGTAGACCCATTCGAGGATCTTGCGGCGTTCGCGCCGGTTGTTGAAGCTGTATGGCGTACCGTCCTTGTGTCGCAAATCGGGATTCAGGTCGGGGTTGCGGTAGAAGATCCACACGTCCTTGCTGGCCGATTCGAACTGCTGTTGGGCGTACGAGTTCTCGCCGGGGTCGTAGGCGTTGGTCCAGAAGTGCGTCCTACCGCCCATGCCGGCGGCGCCACGGCGTTGGGTGTCGGCCACGTCGAGCATGCCGTTCGACTTGGTGTACAAACCGGCCTCGTCCTGTTCGGCGTCCGAGATCGGGTTGCCCAGACGGCTGGTGGCCGAGGCGGTCACCACGTCGATGCGGTCGAGGTCGAGATCGTCATCATCCAAGTTGATTCCGGGGCGAAGGATGCGAATGAACCCCTCGCGCACCTTGAGCAGCTGTTTCAGCGGACCAAGCCTGATCATGGCGACCAATGGCCGGTAGGCGTTGCGCACCTGGTCCTCGGAATTCGCGGTCAGCTGGATGAGCGGCGACGGGTGACGCATGCCCTTCGGCTCGCCCGGATTGTAGTGGTAGACCCATCCGCAGGGGCAGCCGTTGTCGGAGCAGCGGTACACGTCGCCGGGCTTCGCCCAACCGGCGAACACGACCGGACCGCATGCCTCGAGTATGGCGCATGACGCCTCGGTCGGTCCCTTGCCGGTCTTCTGCGGGCCGATGCAGCCGGTCAGACGATATTGGAAGGCTTGGTTGAGAACCAGTGGATTGTCCACCGTGACCTCCTCGGGCGGGACGAACTCCGCATCCTCGCGCACACGCCACCTGTGCGCCGCATACCAGAACTGCCAATCTGACCAGCAGAAGGGCTTGCCGCGAAGGATGCCGTCGGGCTGGCGCACATGCCGCCGCACCCATGCATCCTGCAGGTCGGCGAGGGTCGGGAAGTCGATGATCCAGTCGTCGGCCATGTCACGCCCTTAGGCGTCGTGGGAACTGGACGATCTTGGTGTCCATGCCGCTCTCGGACGCCTCCGCGTCCGTGGCGGGCACCTCGTGGGCGGCCATGTCGACGTTGTCCTCGGAGATCTTCCAGCCGAGCGCCTGCAATCCAGCCTCGGACAGGCCTATCCGGTCCTCGAGCCTGATCTTCACGGCCACGTCGGCCGCCTTGGCCGACGGGCTCTCGCACACCACGCATTCGCGGACATACGAGGCGATCTGGTAATGCAGGTACTTCAGCTGCGGCTGTTTCCATGCGCGTGCTTGCGGCAGACGCCACAACTGCCTCCACAGTTCGGCCTCCCGGTCATTCCAGGATTCCGAACCGGCGGTGTCCTCGACCCATTCCTGCGACTCCTTGTCGAAATCACGGATCACATACGGCGGCAGCGGAAACTTCGGCGGCCGGCCCTTGTATTCCGTGTTCGGCAGACTGCGCAGCGTGTATCCCCTGCGTTCGCTCGCACCGCTCGACGGATCCGGCATTGGACCGGATCTGACGCGTTTTCCTCCTCTTGGCATGTCTCCTCCATCGTCGGACGGCCTCGCGCCGTTCCTTCGCTGTCGGCGGCCGGGCCTTTCGCCCGCCCCCCCTCTGAAACTTTTGAACCCTCCGCACCTCGGAGACAGCTCTCCGGCGGTTCCGCTACCCAAACTTTTAGGGGGTATCCCCGTGGGTGTTTCGATGGTTTGCTTCCGTTTGTTTTGCAACGGTTTTTTGTTTGACTCGCTTGTTGCTGCGATGAGTCGCGAATCGAATCGAGAAGACTTGGTCGTTTTCGTCTTTCGTGTCGTTCGACTTGAGCGGCTGGCGTCGTTGGCTTAGCTTCGATGGAATGTTTTGTTTTGGTGCCGAAGCCTGTGTGTGTCAGCTGAGGTTTTGTCTGTTGTTGAAGCCTGAAGGTTTCGTCCTTGCGGTCTTGCTGTCGTGGCAGCGCTTGCACAGGCCGCGCATGCGTTGCGGGTCGTTTGGGTCCAGTCCGGCTTCGACGAGCTCGACGCGTTCAAGCGGCCAATGGTCGGCTATGGTGCTGGGGGCGCCGCATAGTCCATGGTGCCTGCCGCATCCGTCAGGCCCGTCGCCTGGGCAGACGCATCGCGGATCCCTCGCCAGCACACGGGCCCGTGCGAGCCTGTGGGCTTTCGAGGTGTATGGATTGCGGCCTCGTGTCCGGCGCTTGTCTTTGGCTTTCCTACATTCGTCGCACAGCGAGCCGGAGGAGACCAGGTGTGGGCAACCGGAGGTGGAGCATACCTTGTACATCATCCCCCCACATCATCACGTAAACGCGGGATTGGCCTGCCTGCCGCTGTTGGCGTATGCCCACTCTGACGTGAGTGGGCGGAGCGTGTCCGATGTGCCGTTCGGACAGGACGGTGTTACGTAGCCCAAGGAGTTAGGAGAATCCAAGGTGGATATGAAAAGGGTTCAAACCAAGTCACCTCGGTTTGAACCCTCTAATCCACTGACAATTATGCCTTGCACTTCGAGAAACGTCAAATCGAGTCGCGTCGGGAAAGCTGCCCGTGCACGTCGGCGAGACGGTAGATCGGCTGTCCCTTCCCGTTCTTGCCGGCTGGTTGAATCCTGCCGCGACTGCGCCACGAGTAGATCGTGTTCACGCCGCATTGGAACCCGCATTCGCGCAGGAGTTCGGCGCATTCCCCTGCCGTGAACGCTTTGCCGGATGCGATGCACTCCTTCAGGAAGCCGAGCCGCACGTCCACCACACGGTAAGTGCCGCCGCATACGGGGCAGGTGACCTCGACCGCGTCGATGGGCGCCGACAGTTCGACACCGCACAATGGGTTCGGGCATCTGCCGATGCCGTGCTTGGAAGGCGGCACGTCGATGATGGACAAGGTCTTGCGCGCCAATGATTGCCAGTCGTGCCAGATGATGTCGATGTCCGGAAGCCGGTTCAACCGTGGACATGCGGCGCAGACGCTCAAACATTCCAGCAGGGACGGGTGGATCCGGCCGTTCGCCCATGGCATCGCCGATGGCGCGTACAGTCTGCGCCACAATGCGACCGCCATGTCCCCGACCTCCTGCATGTGGTCGAGCACCGGCAATCGGATTGGCGTCGGCGCGGCTGGAAGGTTGACGCGTCCAGGCTGGCGGCCTCCGTAGTGCGCGGTCGAGTCCAGGAACTCATGCAGCGAATCCAACCATGATGGATATTCCCGCAGCCAGCCGCGCATCAGCCCACCGCATTTCGCGCACATGGTGTCGCCGACAGCGCATCCTCCGCCGCAGACGAGGCACACGCCGGCGAGCGCTGGTGTTGTTTGGCCGGTGTTTGTTGTGGTGTTGGTGGTGGTTGGTTGGGATTCGTTGTTTTGTTCGTTCATTTGTTCGATTCCCTCCGGCGTGATAGTCTGGTTTGTGGTAATGCCAGAGCCCGGCCGGAAGGTCGGGTTCTTTGTTTATTCGGTGGCGGAGTCCTGTTTTTCAAGGTTGACGTGTTCGATCTTGGCTCTATGGCGGAGCAGAATGGCGTATTCATCCATGACGTCAAGCTGCCTGCTCAACAGGCTGATCGGACAGACGGGCTCGAAGTCAAGCGTGCCATCCGCATACCGCTGCAGCATGCCCCTGAGCCTGCCGGCACGAGCGGTCAACTCACGGTATTCGACACGCATGCGGTCCTGGTAGCCGGAGGCCTTGGCGCTCGCGGTCTGTGCTTGGTCGGCTGCGGCGAGCACTTCGATGGCTTGGCGCAGGTATCCGTCGCGGATCCATTCCGGTGCGGTCTGCCATTCCTTGTGGATGCTTTCGGTGGAGTCCTTGCGGAGCGCCCATTTGAGTCCGAACAGACGTTCGGCTACGGCTTCGGTGCGCGCGTCGATCGGCGGCAGTGGCGGGTCTAGTGTTCCCTCACTCATTTCGTTTCCTTCCTCTTTTGATTGTGCATGGTCTTCCAGGTCTTGTGTCGCAGCAGCCACACCACCCATTCGGGCAGTTCGGTCCAGATGGTCAGATGTGAGGACGCGGCGTATAGCTTCCACCACCTGCCGCAGATGACGCAATGCTCTATCCTGCGCAGGCTGTCCTCGTATTGCGCCGGACCTATGCCGTTGCTCGCGCAGATGAATATCCCGACCGCGCTACGGCATGCATGCGGCGAGCGCCGTTTGTTACGACTGATGCTGTTCATCATTCCGCCTCCTTCTCAAGGATGTAGACGATTGTCGGCGGGAATGATGGCTCATAGCATATGTTCGGCTTCACCTCGTACTCACCTTTGCCGCCGAGTCCCGGCAACACGTCGGTGCGCATCACGCTCCATCCGTCGGAAAGCAGACCGGCGAGCGCTTCCGTATTCTGCAGCTTCAGCGTGTACACGTCTCCGCTTGCCGCGTACATAACCGGCACTACCTTAAATTTCCTGCTCACCGCTCCGTCTCCTTCTGCTCGTCCAACCACTTCTCAAAAAGCCGGTAAATGTCCAGCGAGATGGTTTTGACCGGCTGGAATTTGAGCCGTCGCATGCAGTCGGCGCACACCTCGGTGACTGTCTTCGCCTGACCGCCATAGATGAGGCTCACGGAATAGACGGGGCTTGAACACCACCGGCCGCACAAATCGCAGGTGTGCATATCCTGCGTGACCAGCTCGTCACGCTGCGGCAGGAACGGATTCCCCGCATCCCTTTCATCCACGGCTGCGGCGAGCGCCTTCCTGATCTCGCCCTTGGCGGCGAGGTAGGCATGATACCGAATCGACGAGCTCTTATAGAGCGTCCGGTCTCCGTCTCGGTATGCGGCGCTCGCCGCCGCGAGTTCCTGGGTGATGAGTTTGTTGAGCACGCTGATGGCGATGTCTGCGTCCGTGTTGCTCATTGCCGCCTCTTTTCCTTGTCGTGTTCCGCCACCCATCTGAGCAGGGTGTTGATGGTGATTTCGACCGCTTGACGTTCCTCGTCGTCTTCCGGCGCGATGTATATGGCGCCGTCCTAGATTCTGATTTTCATCGTGGTTCCTTGTCGGCTCCGCTGACGTGATTCCAGTCGCATGACAGGCCGCCTTGCTTGTAGCCCTCAAATACGACACAGTCCACTTTCCTTGTGTCGGACAGTGTGACGATGCATTCCTTGATGTCGTCGCTGGACTCTTCGGAGCATGTGGTGCCGGTGGCGGCGATGGCGTGGGCCGGGGTCGACGTCTTGGACGCACTGCCGCATCCTGCGAGCGCGGTGCAGAGGGTGAGGGTGATGGCGGTAAGTGTGGCGCAGATGGTGTTGACCGGTTTGCGGGTTCGGAGGTTGTAGATGGTGCCGAGGGTCAGGATGAGCGGCCGGGACTTGCGGCATGCCGGGCAGGGCGCAGGTCTGCGCCATTTGCGTGGGTTGGTGGCGATTCTGACGGTGTCTGTGTGGTGCATTTCATTCCTTTCCGTAGATGGCGAGGCTTCGTATGCCAGCGCTCATGCTGTTGGAACATGTGTTCGGATCGTGGTCGATGATGTCGTTTCCGATGCCCTGGAAGCAGAGGCTGGCGGTGCCGTCCGGATGTCGGATGAGTTCGAGTCGTCCGTCGATGATGACGTCCTGGTCGGTTTGGGCGATGCAGCGGCGGCCGATCAGGATTGTCGGGTCGGCCGACCGCCATTTATGCAGCGGGACGTTGACGCTCACCGCGGCGCCTCGCCTTCGTTTTCGCCTTGGGCGTCCTTTTCGGCCGCGTCGTAGCCTTCGTCGTACACGTCGTCGAGCAGCGTCTGGAACTCGGGAGAGGCGAAGAACGTTCTGATGGCGTCCTTGGCCACGCGTCTCCATGGCTCTTTGTCCTCCATGGGCATCTCGTTCCATGGGCGTGGATGGCGGCGGCCGTTGCTATACCAGCGCAGGTAGATGGCCTCGGCCACCTTGTTCTGCGTCTCCAGACCGATCGGAATGGTCTCCTGGTCTGCCATGATGGCTCCTTTCAGTATGTTTCCGGCGGTTCCACGGCGGTGCGGTCCGCAATGATGTAGGCGGCGAGCGCGACGCATAGGGCGAGGATGATGAGTATGGCGTGCAGGGCGAGCCATTGGATGGGGATCCAGTGGTGGAGGCCGATGCCGATGATCGGCCGGATGATGGCGTGCGGCACGAGCAGCAGCGCGGTGAGGGCGAACAGCGTGGCGAACCAGTCGCCGACGCGGTTGGAGATGCGGTTGATGGTCTGTTTCATTCCGAGGTTCCTTTCGTTGTTGGTACGGTTCATGGCCTGTTGGCCATCCAGCCGATCAGGATGGCGGCACATAGGAAGATCACTGCTGCGATGTCCATCACCTTGCTGCTTTCGTGGCGACGTATCGGACCGGATGGGCGGAGAGGTGGCGGATGATGCGCGCGTATTGGCGGATGTCACGGTCGAGGCATGTGCCGGTGCGGTGGGCGCTGGCTGCGGGCGTCTCCTCTTCCGGTTTCACGTCCCAGCCGGCGGCTTCGAGACTGTCGCGGATGGTGGCCATGTCGATGCGGTGGTAGTGCAGCGGGAGGTTCGGGCAGAGTCGGCCGATGAAGTCGAGGTCGAACTGCGGGTTGCTGCCGGCCGGATGGAGGGTGAACGATTGCGCGAGGCTGTCGACGTATTCCTCGAGCGCGTTCGCCGCCGCCTCTTCCGTATATCCGCCGTCGAGTGCGTCTTCGAGCAGTCCGTTGGCGCAGTGCATGCGCCACGCCTTGAGGTTCCCGTCCGTAATGGATGCCTTGCGGCCTTGCAGTCCGATGACGCGGTGGAAACCGCCGACGCACCGCACGCCTCTCATGTCGGTGCAACGCATTTCCACCTCGAGGATCCTGTCATGGTCCGGGTCGAGCCCCGTGGTCTCCACGTCCATCCACAGCAGCATGTCGGGCTTGTCAAGGGTCATTCCGTGCTCCTCCTGTCGATGTCGAGTGTGGCGACCTCCATGGCTGTCAGACGGGTCGCGGTGCCGTCCTGGTTGAGGCGGAGCCAGATCCCCTGCCAGTCGCGCACCGGGGTGGTGCGCGGATCCGTGCCGAGCGGCACGATCATCCCGAGTCGTTCGGCCTCGGCCACATGCTGGTGGACCCAGCCGTGGCATCCTGTGTCACCGCTGCCGCACAACTCGACGATGTTGGCGGGACTGTGCCGCACATCCGGATCCGCCGCGCGGCGCAGCTGCCGGTGATGGCCGGAACGTCCAGGCCATCTGGACGGGTCGTGGATGTTCGCGCCGCAGCGCATGCAATGCCACCCCTGACGTTCCAGGGCGATGCGCTTGGAATCATCGAACTCACTCATGGCCAACCTCCTCCGACAAACCATCGACCAGACGCATGCAGGCCACGCAATTACCCCTCACGACACCGGCCCACCGAGCGATCTGCCCACCATGGTCGGCGAGCGCTCGCAGTTCGATTGTGCTGGCGGTCTGGGCGGTGTCGGTGAGGAG